GATTATGCCGAAAAGAACTGTATCGAGTGTGACTTTATTTTTGAAACATTCTTAAAGGCATTTCGTAAAAAGATTAAGGCAGAAAGCGAGGAATAAATATGGCAGATATAGAGTTAGTAATTAAGATACCCGAAGAAGCAAAACAGGCATTTGATTGTGCCGAAAGCAATGACTTAAAAGGCTGTTATTATGACCATGGTGGAGTTATTGGAAATGCAATCAAGAACGGCATATCACTTCCAAAAGGACACGGAAGATTAAAAGACGAGGATGAGATAGTTAGAGCAATCGAAGATAGAGTGGAGTTTTTAAGAAAGAATGATGCAATATTCATGCGGTTGCGTAAAGACATTGATATTTTAGGTTGCATACCAAAGATACGTTGTGAAGTACCAACAATCATAGAAGCAGATAAGGAGAACGACAATGAAGTTGATAATTGATATAAGCGAAGAAGACTATAAAAAACTCGAATACGAATATTATGGAGAGGATGAAATCAATCATGTTTTGCTTAATAATGTACTTGTATCTCTTATGCATGGCAAACCACTCACCGAAGATACCGACTTAATTAGTCGTAAGGCGGTACTTGAGATTATAGAAAGAGAAGAGTTTAAGGGAGATGCTTTGTCTGAAATTGAGAAGTTACCGTCCGTCAAACCGCAAGAGCCAAAGATTGTTCCAATAGCAGAAATAAAATTTGCCAAAGATGAGCTAAAAGAACTTGTGGATAAAGCAGTTTTAACAGTAACACCACAAGAGCCAAAGACAGGGCATTGGATTATGCTAGGTACAACAGAAGAGATATATTGTGAAGAAGCAAAATGCTCTATATGTGGTTCGGTTGAAGTAAATGCAGGTTATGACAAATATTGCCCTAATTGTGGTGCAAAGATGGAAATAAACGTAGATAAAGCAATATGGGAGTTATACGAGAAGATCCCCCATTTGTTATGTGAACAACCATACGGAAAGAATGGCAGATATATAACTTACTACGCAGAAGAACGGCTTTATCTTGTGTTCGACTTATGGTATCACGGATTCTTTTTAGTTGAAGCTGATTCGCCTAAAGATGCAATAGAAAAGGTGAATTGCGACAAACTTAAATATGTTCCAAAGGAGAAAGAATGACAAGAGAAAGCGAAGAATATAAACAGTTTTGCACCAGGTATGAAGCCAAAGAAAAGGAACGCAAGGACAATCCCGTCAAATATCCGTATTTTGCATACTTTCAGTTCGGATTTCACAGAATGACCTATATGACCAAGGAAGAACTTAAAGAAGCGATAAGATTTTATCATCTAAAGAGTGATTGCAAGGGCGGTTATTTCAGACACGGCAGACAACCAATAATTATTTTACCGAGAAATGATAAGATAGATAAGGAGAGTGAATAGATATGGCGATGATTATTGAAAAGTGTAATTCTTGCAATCGTTACGATAAAGAACAGGATAGAATGAGAAATAAGTTGTTTTGTATTTTTTCTTGCGAAGAATACAAACAAGAAATGGCGCAAAGAGCAATCGCATATAATAGAGCGGTTAGCGGAGAAGATTTTGATAAAGAGCCAATATACGAACACGGTAAAAAGGTGTTCGGAAGCGGCGCGAAAATGGAGAGTGATTAGATGTTTGCAGGAATTATATTAGCAATGATGATGATGATACAAGTTCCAAAGGCACCGAAAGTTGAAGCATTCAACGAAATGTTGGCGATTAGAAAGATTCAGGTATCAAAGCCAATAGAACCGGAAGAAATTATTTCCGATGAAGAATTTGAACTTTTATGTCGGTGTGTTGAAGCCGAAGCCGGTGACCAAGGATATCTCGGCAAGGTTTATGTTACAGATTGCATCCTTAATCGGTGTGATGCCTGGGAAAAGAGTATTACAGAAATCATATATCAGAAGCATCAATTCGAAGTTGTGAGCAATAATCGGATTAATAAGGTAGAAGTTACCGAAGAAACGAAAAAAGCCGTATCGGACGAATTAAGAAGCCGTACAAGGTATGATATATTACACTTCCGCATGGATTATTATCATTCGTTTGGAACACCGGTTTTTTCATATAAAGACCATTATTTTAGCAGATAGGAACATAAATATGACAGTTGAACAAATAGAAAAGATGTGCGAAGGGTTGAACAATCCAACAATATTCCAAAATCTATTAAAAGCGAATCTCATAATAAACAAACCGGAATATAAAACAATATTATGTTCAATATCAGGCGGATCTGATTCGGATATAATGCTTGATATTTGTTATAAAGTAGATAAGGACAAGAAAATCAAATATGTATGGTTTGATACAGGATTGGAATATAAGGCAACTAAAGAACATCTTGATTATTTAGAAGCCATTTACGGAATAAAAATATTAAGAGAAAGAGCAATTAAGCCGATTCCACTTACTGTTCATCAAGAAGGACAACCTTTTTTAAGTAAGTATGTAAGCGAACAAATTCAGCGATTACAAAAACAAGGATTTGGATTTGAAGATGGAACTTATGAAGAGTTAATCGCAAAATATCCAAATGTATCAAAAAGTTCTATATCTTGGTGGACAAATCATTATACAGAAAGCCACGGATTTGAAACGGTAAGTTGGTTTGATATTGGATATAATAGATATCTCAAAGAATTTATGCTTGAAAACCCTATTAACTTTAAAGTTACAAATAAATGTTGCAAATATGCAAAAAAAGACGTTGGAAAACACCTGGTTAAAAAATATAATGCGGATTTGCAAATAATAGGAGTAAGACAGGCAGAAGGTGGAATTCGTGCCACAATGTATAAAAGTTGTTTTTCAGACAACAAAAACAATGGTGGCGATTGTGATTATTATAGACCTGTGTTCTATTATAAGGATGAAGACAAAGTTGCATATGAAAGATTCTTTAATATTAAACATTCAGATTGCTATACAAAATATGGATTAAAAAGAACAGGATGTGCTGGATGTCCTTATGGAAGTAATTACGCATTTGGGTTAGGAGCGATTGAATATAACGAACCTTTATTATACAAGGCGGTAACAAATATGTTCAAAGAATCTTACGAATATACACGAGCATATAAGGATTTTTGCATAAGAAAAAAGAATGGAGCAAAAAAAGAAAAAGAATATATGAAGAAAGGATATTATCAAACTGATATATTTGATATGGGATTATAATGAAATATTTGTATAGTGTTGCAACCGGACCTATAATATATCCTTTTGAATCAAAAGAGCGAAGCGAAGAAATATTTGATATATTTGTCAAGGATTGCGATGGCTTTACGGCAATACATTTAATTATACCTTCGGGAATATTGTGGTTATATGATTCATTAAATAATGCCAAGGCGGCAAAAAATATCGCAAGAATGCAAGGAATATGTTGTGGAAAGAATATTGCAAGATTTATATGGGATGAAAAAGATAATCTTGAAGTTGATATTGAATGGATGAAGGAGCAAAGATGAAGCATTTAGGGGATATCACAAAAATCAAAGGATCTGATGTAGAATCTGTATGGATTGTAACAGGCGGTTCACCTTGTCAGGATTTATCCGTGGCGGGTAAAAGACAAGGATTAGCAGGTGAGCGAAGCGGATTATTTATGGAACAGATCCGAATAATAAAGGAGATGCGAGATGAAAGCAGAAGAAACATGGGTGCAGATGTCGATATTCGACTTCTTAAGCCAAGATTCATGGTGTGGGAAAATGTCCAAGGAGCCTTCTCGAGCAACAACGGGGAAGACTTCCGATGCGTCCTTGAAGAAACCGCAAAAGTTGTCCAAGGGGATGCCGTTATTCCTCGACCTGCGAACGGAAAAATGGTCACATTCCGGATGTATCATGGGAGATGGGTGGTCAATTGCTTGGCGATTACACGATGCACAGTTTTGGGGAGTACCCCAAAGAAGAAAGAGAATCTCGCTTGTCGCAGATTTTGGAAGTGAATCCGCATCCGAAATATTGTTTGAGCGAGAAAGCGTGTCAGGGAATATTGAACAGAGCGGAACGAAGGGGCAAGGAACTTCCGAAGATGTTGAAAGATGCGTTGATGCATCAAGCTATACTCTCAAAATTAGGGGGGGGGTTGCGAAACAGATAGCAACGGAAGAAAGGCAGGAAAAGGTGCTTTAATACAAACAGAATTAAGCGGAACATTAGGAGTAAGTCAAGACCAAACCTTAATTACAGTTGAAGAACCTATAGGTTTTAATAGAGAAAGATGCGGTGCTGTAACAATGGAGAACGCTATGCCTACATTACAAGCGGCCGCCGGTGAAAGCGGAAATAATCAACCTATGGTAATGACCTTTGAGCCTGGTGCCGCATCAAGAGTAGGCGGCCATATATACGAGAATGATAAGAGTGGAACTATAAGAGCGAATGCAGGAGATAATGCGATGGCGGTAGCTTATGGAATTTCATCTTATGATTCTAATGCAATGAAATCATCTAATCCGCATAGTGGAATATACGAAGCAAACACAAGTAGAACATTAGACCTTAATGGTGGTAATCCGGGATGTAATCAAGGTGGCATTGCGGTGGTTCAAGGTGCGGATTTATATAATGGAAAATTAAGTGGCGATGTTGCCGTGACATTAAATACCAATACCAATTCGACAGGTGCAGGGCCTACATTATGCATTGACCAAGGAGCGGGAAAATCCCAATGCGGAATCACGGAAAATGTATCGCCAACATTAGCGACAACACATGGCGGAGAGCCTGTAGTATATGATGCGAGTAGAAGACACGATTATGAACCTTTTGGCGATGTATGTGAAACAGTTCAAGCACATTATGGAACAGGTGGTGGAAATACACCGATAGTGATGGAATCAATCAATGGAGAGATTGCAGGTACATTGGATGCATCGTATTACAAAGGGTGTGGAGAAAGACAAGGTATCGAACGTGAAGTAGTATGTGTAGGAAATGGTCAAATACATCAAGATATGTCGGATAAAGTTGGAGCATTGAATTGTATGCACGATCAACAAGCACTTCTTGTTACGACGGTTGATTGTCGTAATGGAACAGAAAATGCTGATATAAATGGAACATTACAATCCAAAGAACAGGGATATGTGGAATCCTATCAAAATTCGGTCGGAAGTCTGTGTGCAAGGGATTACAAGGGTGTTGGTTCGGTGGTTCGTAGGCTTACACCACTTGAATGCGAAAGATTGCAAGGATATCCGGATGGATGGACGGACATAGGCGATTGGGTAGATTCAAAGGGTAAAAAACACAAAGGCGATTCGGATTCTCCAAGATATAAAGCACTTGGCAATTCTATTGCTCTTCCATTTTGGCAATGGATGGCAGAAAGAATGGTTAATATGCTTCATGCGGATGGTGTTGAACATCCAACTATGGCATCATTGTTCGATGGTATAGGCGGATTCCCGTTAGTATATAGCAGATTCGGTTGTGAGCCTATATGGGCATCAGAGATTGAAGAATTTCCGATTGCGGTAACAAAGATAAGATTTCCAAGCAATTAAGGGCATTATTGCCCTTTTTTGCGTTAGATGATATAATTATTATAGATTTTTGATACGAAAAGGAGCGAAAATGGACACAAGGGTTCAATCGGAAGAGTATGCGGAGATTGGTGCAAGGGTGATAGAGGAAGAAGATTCACTTATCGATCTTCGAAATAGTAGTGCAACAATTGTATATCTTACAAGCGAACAAACAAAGACGGATAAAGGAAGAAAGGTTGGTGCGGAATGCGAGAAAGTTCCGGAGAAGTATAAGTGGAGCATTCCTGCTGATTATACTATTACTGTATTCCTTCCAAACATAGAAGGATTTACGGAAGAGCAAAAGAGAATCCTTATATTCCATGAACTATTACATATAAACATCACATACGATAAAAGCAATGCGGAAGTATATGGGATAAAAGGGCATGACTATGAAGATTTCAAAGAGATAACCGACAGATACGGAACAGAATGGAACATTCCAAAAAGTGAATTAAGAATGTTAAGTAATGAATTAAAGGTAAAGGGTGAGTAAATGAACGAACAGAATTTGATACCAAACAGTATGCGAAGCAAGAGCGAAGTGCGAGCTAACAGCCGCAAAGGCGGAATCAAATCCGGTGAATCAAGAAGGCGAAAAAAGGAACTTAAAGAAATCATCGAAATGATGTTCGAAAAAGAATATGCGATGATGGAAGGCAAAAATGAAGTTAAAATGAGCGGTGCCGAAGCTATTGCCATGAAACAGATGGAAAAAGCATTGAAAGGTGATACAAAGGCTTTTGAAGTGTTAAGAGATACCGCAGGTCAAAAGCCTGTTGAAAAGGTGGAACAGATTAACATTGATGCGGAATACGAATCACGCATCAAGGAATTGAAAGAGATGTTTGCTAATGAAAGAAATAGTAAATCAGATCCGAAAAAATCTGTATAAGATTGCGAATGAAGTCGGATTCAAGGATATAAGAGAATATCCCCATAATGAATGGATGGATGAAATCGTATTCGGAGAATCGGATTATACGTTAATGTCACATCGTGGTTCTTATAAATCATCCGCCTTATCGGTATGCATTGCATTGATAATGGTTATGATGCCATGGTTGAATATAATCTTCTTAAGGAAAGCCGATAACGATGTTACCGAAATGATTAAGATGGTTAAGAAGGCTCTTGAAAGCAGGGTTATTCAGAACATATCCATCGCATTATGGAAAAAGGAACTTAAGATTATTGAATCAACCGCAAGTTCAATCACAACTAACCTTTTCTATAATTCAAGCGGAGCATCGCAATTGCTTGGAATCGGTCTTAAGTCTTCCATTACCGGTAAACACGCAGACATTGTTATTACGGACGATATCTGTAATATTACCGACCGAATAAGCAAGGCAGAAAGAGATAGAACAAAGCTTCAATACCAGGAATTACAGAACATTAAGAATCGTGGCGGCCGAATAATCAACCTTGGAACAAAATGGCATCAAGACGATGTATTCACGCTTATGGACAACATTAATATATACGATTACTTAAAGACCGGATTAATTTCCGATGAAGAGATTAAACGTATTAAGAAAAAGATGTTGCCTTCATTGTTTGCTTGTAATTACGAATTGAAGATTATAGCAAGCGAAGATGTTATCTTTTCAGATCCGAAAAAGAATGCGGATAGAAGCAAGGTTGAACAAGGCATATGCCATATTGATGCGGCCTATGGTGGCGAAGATTTAACATCGTTCACCATTGGAAGAAAAGAAGGCGATGTCTTATATCTTTACGGCAGATGTTGGCATAAGCACGTTGATGATTGCCAGGATGAAATAATCAAATTACGGAAGTCATTTAACGCAGGGAAGATATATTGCGAAGATAATAGTGATAAAGGTTATCTTGCGAAGGAATTAAGGAACAAGGGTGAACGAGTGGTTAAGTATCACGAAGATATGAATAAGTTCCTTAAGATCACCACATATCTTAAAGGTGCGTGGAATGATGTGGTGTTTATTGAAGGCACCGATGAAGAGTATATCAATCAGATATGCGATTACAACGAGAATGCCGAACACGATGATTGCCCGGATAGTGCATCTTCTATTGCTCGACTTTTATATAAAAAGAAAAGCAATGGCGATAAAGAAAGAAACGAAACATATAATAATCCATTTTTGTAAAGGAGAAGAAGAATGAAAACATTTCAAGACCTTGAAAAAGTAATTGACAACGAAAAAGAATTAAAGATTTTTCTAATTACCGCCATGAACGAATACATTGCAAGTGCGGAATACAAGTGGGCGCAGATAGCGGAAGATTACGACAAGCAACAAAACACAACCATTATGGGATATCAGAAATGGTTATACACAGTAAGCGGCAATAAGACACCGGATATATATAGTGCTAATCATAAGCTCGCATCAAACTACTATAACAGATTCAACATCCAGGAGAATCAATATTTGCTTGGCAATGGTGTAACATTCAATAACGAAGAAACAAAAGATAAGTTGGGAACGAAAAAATATGCTTTTGACACAATGTTGCAGAAGTTGGGTAAGTTGGCATTGACGCATAAGAAGGCATATGGATTTTGGAACAAGGATCATATCAATGTATTCAGTATGTTGGAATTCTATCCATTTCTTGATGAAGAGAATGGTGCCATTATGGCAGGTATAAGATTTTGGCAGATTGACAAAGACAAGCCATTAAGAATTACATTCTATGAAATGGATGGATACACACAATATATTAAGCACAAAGATGATGCCGAACTTCAAGTGCTTGTTGAAAAGACACCTTACATCCTGGATATAGCATCAACCGAACACGATGGCGAAGAAGTTTACAATGGTAGAAATTACGAAGGATTTCCGATAGTGCCTTTGTGGGGAAATCAAGACCATGTGTGCAAGATTCAGGCATGGAGAAGCAAGATAGATGCATACGATTTAATATCAAGTGGATTTTGCAACGATGTGGATGAAGCGGTTCTTTATTGGACCATATCAAACGCAGGCGGTATGGAGAAAGAAGACCTTGCGGATTTCTTGCATCAATTAAAAACGCTTAAAGTTGCCACTACAGATGATGATACCAAGATTGATGCTCATACTGTGGATATTCCGGTTACAGCGAGGGAAACTTATCTTCGATTACTTGAAAAGAATCTATATAAGGATGCAATGGCGCTTGATACAGAAGCAATAGCAGAAGGCAACACGGTTGCAACCGCAATAAGGGCCGCATATGAACCTTTGAATGCAAAGACGGATGATTATGAATATTGCGTTAT